AGTGAAGTTTGCGGCTTCACAAGAGTAGTTTCGACTCACTTGTCAGCTGTCCCGTCTGCAGTTTCAAGTTAACAAACCGCAGGAGTGGATTGACACCCCACTTCTTCTATCTTTCAATACCATGTTGTTCGATACACTGTTATTCGCTTCAGCTAAGTTAGTTAAAGATTTTGTGTCGTACCTATATGCCAACCTTAAATTTGTATATAAGAGTCTTAAGCGTTGGCTATTAGAGTTGCAGGGCAAGTTCCGGCAGCATGATTCGTTCGTGGACATGGTATATGGGTTCATGGACGATGTGGAAGACTTCGAGTTCGACTGTGTGGTCGATCTTGAAGCAGCTGAGTTGCAATTCTCCAAAGCTAAATACATGCTTGAGCAAATGGAGAAAGCGCGAGGCGTTCTTCCCGAGTGGCCTCAGCCGATGAGGCCACTTGGTGCTGACCCAATCGGGCCCCCAACTCTTATCGACGGGGAAGTTATTCCTGATCCCATCGTCGATAGGGTGAAGTTTGAAAATGACCAGGCACACGTCATTGTGCAGAACGCCTTCTCCGAGGCTGAAATCCTGGGTCAAACTTCCATCTTCTGCCATGCCAAATATGATTTAATCCAAGCAGAAGAGAGAATCAGGGATAAATACGCCCGAGAAAAAGGTGAGCACTATTTCGGGCGCTTCATAAATACCTTCTCATCCCGCCTAGCATATGTAAAGAAATGTGCCGCTAGGAGGATTGAGAGCTCACGGCTTGCTGAAAAGGTTCAGAAGCAGGTCTTCCAGGTTGACAATGTCCCGGACTTTGAAGCAATGTGCGACATGGTCCAGATTGAGACAGGGGAAACCAAGGAAGTCAAGGGAGGCGAGGATGGCAGTGAACCCACCACAGTTCCAATCAAAAAGTGGGTTCGACGATTGAGACTTGACGATGCCAAGGTCAAGAAGGATGCCTGCAAATTCATCAGGCGGTATGTTATCCACCATAACTGCCGACTAAACTCAGATGAGGTGTCGGTCATGACTATAAATAGGTACGTTGCCCAATTTTGCGACCTGTTTAAGTTGGACCAGAATTCCACAGATTATCTGATGAAAGCAGCTCTACTGATGGTCCCAATCGTAACCAAGGAAGACTTGGTGAGCACCATGGTGATCCATAGCCCGGCAGCCAGGGATCTGCGGGCGATGAAGGACACCGTGGAGTCGGGGGTTTTTTAGATGGGCTCTGTACTGCATCCGGTTTTGAATCCCCATTCTCTATTTTGGGGTTACCGGATATCGTGGTGCGTACAGGGGCCGTCCCTAGGAAGAGTCGTAGTTGTATTAATTACTTGAGTCAGTTTTCCTTAGGTTTAGACTTCAGGGTTCCCAATCCGTCTCTACACAATGCCCTTGTTGCGGTGGAGCGGAGAGTTTTTACTGTTGGGAAGGGTGAGGACGTGATACTTCCGTTTTCACCCCTACCCCGGATTTTTGGTAAGCTTGCTTACTTCCGGGATGCCATAATAAAAGAAGTAGGGTTCTGTAAGACACACTCCCCAATGGCTTTAGCAATGACATATCAGTCGCAGAAACGCACGCAGTATATTCATGCTGTGTTGTCCTTGAGACGTTCACCCGTCCAGGTTAAAGATTCTTTTGTGACTGCATTTCTCAAGATGGAGAAGCATTGGTTGTGTAAGGATATCGCCCCTCGGTTAATCTGTCCAAGAAGCAAACGATACAACGTTGAGCTCGGGCGGAGGTTGAAATTTGCAGAGAAGAAATTCATGCATGCCATTGACAATGTCTTTGGCTCACCTACCGTGCTCAGTGGTTATGATAACTTCAAGGTTGGAAGATTAATCGAACAAAAATGGAGGAAGTTCCGTAGACCGGTGGCAATTGGCGTGGACGCCAGTAGGTTTGATCAGCACGTTTCAAAACAGGCTTTGAAATGGGAGCATTCCATTTACAATGGAGTGTTCGGGGATCCTCAATTGAAAGATTTGCTCAAATGGCAATTGACAAACAAGGTCAGTCTTTTTGTTGAGGATAAGATGCTGCGGTTCAAGGTTACGGGACATAGAATGTCGGGGGATATCAATACTGCGATGGGTAACAAGCTCATAATGTGTGCTTTAATGCACAATTACTTCAGAGAGTTGGATGTTAAGGCTGAACTGTGTAACAATGGTGACGATTGTGTCATCATTTGTGAACAGGAGGATGAGGCGAAGTTTTCTCTGATGAGTGCTTGGTTCAACGAATACGGTTTCAACATGAAAATTGAGGATCCTGTGTATGAGTTGGAGGCACTTGAGTTTTGTCAATCCCATCCCGTCAAAATCGGCGGTTCTTACAGAATGGTACGAAGGCCAGACTCAATATCAAAGGATGCGCATTCAATGTTAAGCATGAAGAACARGGAGGACGTCAAATCGTTCATATCTGCCACTGGTCAATGTGGCATGATCCTTAATTCTGGAGTGCCAATTTTAGATGCCTATCATAATGCCTTGTACCGGGCTTCGGGATACAAGAAAGTTTCCGAGGAATACATACAGAAGGTCATATCTTATGGGACAGATGAGCGCCTCCAGGGTAGACGTACCCGTGTTGAGGAGCCAGTAACAATGGAAAATAGGCTGAGTTACTGGCACGCTTTCGGAGTTGACCCGCAGACWCAGGTCCTTGTTGAACGATACTTCAACGATCTGCAGGTTAGTATCGAACTCCGTGGGGTGAAGATAGTGACGCCTCTTCTGCAAAGTATTCTTTTGAACATACCTCASYTCWAGCCCCCCCCAATTTAGAACCATAKATTTATTGTTTTTGTCTGGCTTTCTAGTTGGGTTTTTATGTTCTGTCCCCGTGTCTATAGTTAGTTTTATCTTTACTTGGTTTTATTTTACGAGAAAGGTTCAAGGTATTTCCGGTGAAGTACAGTCTCCCCGTAGATTTTGAGTGATGCCAAAAGGCAAGAAAGGAAAAGGAAAAGGAAGAAAGGGAAAGAAAAATGGAAGGAATCGCGCCGCCTCAGTGGCCAAATCAGTTGTGGTCAACGTACAACCTGGCAGAGGAGGAGGAACCGGTCGAGGCAATGCAAGAGGAAACAGAATACCTAATCCCGGACCAGGGGATCGCCTCGACAGGTTCACTTTTACAGTGGACGACCTCAAGGCCAACGATTCCGGGACAATCAAGTTCGGACCCTCTCTTTCACAGTACGCAAATTTTTCAAATGGCATACTCAGATCCTTCCACGAGTATAAGATCACGAATCTTACGGTCAAGTTCGTCTCGTACGCGTCCAGCACCACTAGCGGGGCATTCGCTATTGAGATTGACACTTCCCGCAAGCAATCCGATATTCGCTCTCGAATCATCTCCTTCCCAGTCGCGAAAGGCTTTACCAGAAGTTTCCAATCCAAGGTCATCCGAGGACTTATCTGGCACCCGACTACGGAGGATCAATTCTTCCTCATCTACAAAGGAAATGGGAAGGCAGAAATCGCGGGGCAGTTCAATATATCGTTCACCGTGAATTTCCAAGGACCTCAATAGGTAGTCGAGGCACCTCAGCCAAGTCCTACCCCTGAACCAACTCCATCCCCACCACCTCCACAACCTACACCATGCAAGCAGGAAAAGTTCTATTGTTACGCTGGTGTTCCTACTGCCACCATTCAGACACGTGAAAACGATGAATCAATAATTCTGAAGTCACTTGGCAGTCAGGAGTTTAGGTATATGGAAGATGACTACCAATCCACAAGATATTTACAATCTACATGGTATAGTCAGAACAACGTTCAGGCTACTCCCATGATTGTCGTCCCACTTGACGAAGGTGATTGGTATGTTGACATTGTGTGTGAGGGTTATCAAGCAGTTGATGCAATTGGAGGCGACGAMGACAAGAAGTGGTTAGGCTTTATTGCCTACAACGATGACGAACAATCCAACTGGAATGTTGGGAACTACAGAAATGTGGTTTGTTCTGAGTTGCTTGTTACGTCCAGTTGGAAATTTGGGCATAAAGATTTGGTCTTGAATAACTGCAATTTTCAGAGAGGACAAGTAATTGAGCGCGATTCGGTCATAACATGTAAAGTCAAGTCAGGCGACGGTGGAGGGTCATTCTTCCTAGTCGGTCCACCCGTGATGAAAACTGAGAAATACAACTATGTTGTGTCATATGGTGGTTACACTGATAAGACCATGGAGTTAGGCTCTGTGACTATCGCAATCGATGAAAGGGCTGCTGGTGCCGCTGGGGTTGGCATTCGTGCCAAGAGGAACAACAATTGTTTTGAATCACATGTTCCGATGTCAATGCCTCAGCTGACAATACCTGATTCCGTTCTAGACGTAGTGCCAAGTAGAGATTTAATAGCTAGTAGTCTTCCTCCCCTACCTCCCAATCGCAAACCAGCGAGGCAATTAATTGTCCATGACCCGGTAAACGATTGGTTAACTAATCACAATCCGTACAATATTTCTCAAACTCGTCAAGATGTGTTAGACAACGAAAGTCGTGAATGGAGAGAGGGTCACCACCTCGGTCGCGTTGCTACACAGAATGAAGTTTATCGCCCTGAGCAAGATATAGTTATATTCAAGCAAAGGGACGATCAAGAAGCGGTTGTTAATGACACTGTCACACAACCGGTTCCATCAACACAGGCGGTGGATACGTTGAACTCCAACAATCCTCCGGCTGCCCCGTACCTTGCGCAAGGAGACATAGGTCCAAGCCAGGTGCAGGCTAGGTTGATGCAAGAGGCTCTGGAAAGAGTGAGAAGTCAGTACGATTCTGGTGAGATTGAGACTAGTTCAGTTGCTGGATCAACATCCTCCAGGAGATCAGTTCTTGGGGGTAGTTTGTTTGGCAAGAGGAAAGGGAGATAGTAGGTGTCGGTAGTGAAAGTTTGTTTGAAAACCAATCGATGAATCCTGGGAAACAGGTGCACTTGGTTAACTCTGGTGTTTACATTGGAGCTCTGATCGGTGGTAAACTCGGGGGCTCGTCAACCCCGCCGTATTACTTTTGGTTAGTAAGACAGACAAATAGCACCAAAATTCAAAAACAGAGTGTTTTATTGCTTTCTTTTATGAAACTCAGATCACCTATCCACGTAGGTGTGAAAAATATGGGTAGGGTCGAGCTTAGCCAGCTCTGTCGGTGAAGACACTGGAGGAATACCAGGTGGAGTCTTCGTATGGGACACCGAATCCGGTTTCGGTACCTTGCTTCTGAGGGGACACTGCCTCGGACCGCCCGAGTGAACAAGCGGTATCAGGGTGCACGATGAAATGAGTGCTGCCTTGGTCGTGGTCCAGTCACCACGTTAATCAACTGGATGTTCCTGTCTACATGGAAGATGGGCCCAATCGGCTGGGATATGCTGCGTTCCTACTTATCGACAAAGTTGTTGCTGATGGGGTTAACCCTATTTGATGGCCCAAAATTACAACCAGAATGGAGTTCCTGTTCCATCATTTCTACCGGACAGGTGGGTAGACTGTGTTGTTACAAGCTGTTGAGTAGGCTGACACTCCCGGCAGAACCTGAACCTATGGTTCCGGTTGCGGAGACCTGATCCGGTTATCAGGGAAGATGGCGCACTGTGCATTGCGTCAGGGTTGTTGCCCCAAAGCGACAAGTGGTCACTGTTGGACCACTGATTTCTAGGTCTCTCAAAATCCAAGTGAGAGGTGGTATTGTCCACTGTGGGACTATTAGGGATCAAATAAATGACAGCGGAGGCTCTTCTCCGACAACAAGGGGGTTTATTTGACAGGCACCTGCCGAAAGGTTGTGTGACCTCACCCTGATACCGCTTGTTCACTCGGGCGGTCCGAGGCAGTGTCCCC